ATTTTCAAATTTATTTACATTTATCATTTATGGTAGTATTTCCGGGAAAGTATTTTTAACTAATTTATAGGTTAAGCCTCTAAACTTTAATTTTTTATCTTTAACTTGAATTACAATATCGGCCTCTTTAGGATGTAAGCCTTCTAACATCTGTACAAACAATTGCTCTCTCCGTAATTGAGTAAGTCCATCATGGCCCCCTTCAATGTATAGATAAAATTTTCTAATATTGGGATATAGATACGTGGGATTGTACTCATCAGGAGAACCAACGGTTTTAAACGGCGGAGCTCCAGAAGGTAGAGCAAATTTTATTTCCGGATGAAAGGCATATTTTAACAAGTCCTTTAGAGGAGATGATTCATTTTCCAATAAGACTTTCTTTCTAGCCTCAAAGGAACTCGCAGCTGCTACTTCTTCAAATATTCGTGGAATACTTAGTGCACTCATAAATTAAAACTCCGATAAATTTTCTGTTAAGTTCTTTAATCTATGATTAATGAAATATGTAAGTAGTCTCTTACGATCACCAACTGCGGTTGTTTCGAATTGTTTAGTTATATTTATACGAATTGACTCAGGTACTTCACTTAGATCAATTAACTGTTTGTTTCTATTATAATTTCTTAACATTTCGGCATCACAATACATGTCTGGATCTAACTCAAACCACGCATCTACCTTCTTCTTGGTTATTGGTTTTTGGCGTCTGCCTTCATCAACGAATACGTTATCATCAGACATAATATTTGGTACACCATCTCCAACATCACCTTTTATAAGTTTTTCATGAAGTGACCATTTAGAATCTCCTTCAACAAACTTCTTTTGCATAGGAGAATATTGTCTAACATTAAACTGATGTAGTTGAACAAAATCTTTATCACTTGACAATATCAATGTTCGTTCATTTGCTAGTCCCACTAAGACTGCAATAATATCATCGGCCTCTGCTTTTTCTACTTCAAGCACTTGATATGGAAACCATTCTGTCAACTCTTCTTTTAGTTGATTCAAACATTCATAAAGATTTTCCCAATCGATTGGCGCCGCAGATCTAGTTTTTTTTCTAGAAGCTTTGTAATTTGGGAAGAGCTCTTTACGCCAAGATTTTCTAGAATCACAACATAAAATCAATTCACCAAATTCACTTACAAACTTAGTCCTATATAGGCGTAATACATTTAGTACAGCAGGTCTAATCACATCCATATCTACAGAAGTAAATTTGGATGCTGTCATGTATGAACCAATAAAGATTTGTGAAAAATCAACTAGTTGTGCCATCTTCTATTATCTCGTATTCAATTTCTTCTTCCACTTCTTTTCGAATAACTTCTTTTTGATCTTTTACTTCGGGTGGATCTTCTATAGCATGTAAAAATTGTTGCCATTGACCGGCTCGTAAATCCCAATTATAAAACATATCAAAATAACTACATTGTATCTTCAATAGATTCTGTACATCATCATCCCAAAAATGTTCAATAGCCCTGCCTAAAATATGTCCATGCACTTGTGCGTGTTTTTCTGGGTCTTCTTCGTAACCATACATCCAGGGAAAGTTTGCTCCTGTTTCTGGTAGTGCTCCAAGATTCGGTACTACACATAAACATCCTGCACTAGATGCTTCCATTAAAGTAATACAACTTGTTTCTTCATATATACTTGGATATGCCATAACGTGTTGTGTTTTCAATGCTTCACGTATTTCATCATTTGATACTGTACCATGATAATTAACACCATCCATCTCAGCTGCACGTTTATATATGTGTCTAAATTGCTCATCTAAATGTCCACGATCATATAACTTAAAACTAGAATAAACGTTTAACTCTGCATTCAATCCTTCTTTAAGTTTATCCCTCATAAACTCCCAAGCATTCAAAAGTAATTCCAATCCACGATGAGGTGTAGAAAAATAACACACATTGATCTTACCATCTACTTTAGGTTTTTCATGTTTAGGTATAGGATGAATCGCATTTTGAATCACGATACCTTTTTCATAAGGAAACCCTAGATAAGTTTTAAATTGAAATTGTTGCCAATGACTAACAAATATTATACGTTCAAATTTATTCCAATTTTCTTTATCTTTTAGATGTTGTACTTCTCCATCATTAGCAAGATCATGTATCCAAAGAATTCGTTGTTTATCTGGTTCTAATCCTCTAACTCTTGTACTAATCCATTGAAATTTATCTATCAACCCTGGCTCTCTTTTTTCCATTTCAGCAAAGAGCCATTTCCTCATAAGTTCTGTACCACCCATTGCTTTTTTAGATACTGCATCTAATACTAAATCATCTTTCTTAGTATTGACAACAAATTCAACATCATCATCAGGATTGACAATTGTTACTGTATCTGAACTAGGTTGTTTTGGGGGTGTTCCTAAAGTATTGGGGTGTTCATTGATGTTCACTGCTTTAACCATATTTCTCCATAAAATAATTTTTATCTTTACTTAATATATAGGAATACCACAGGAGAACGTAGTGAGAGAATGGTTTCTAACGTACCCAGCTGATTGAACTAGGTGGAGAAATTGAAACCTCTACTACCCCTGTGGTATTTTTAATTCTACTTATATTATATCACGTATTTACTATTTGTCAACCCTATAGAGTTGCGGTAAATTGTTTATCAGTCTTGGCATGTATTGCTTTTACTGTACGATGTTGATTGACTGTTTCCATTTCCTTTGTCCATACAGATTCAATATCTGGATACCAATATCCGACAGTCCTCTTTGGTGTGCCATCTGGATGATATGCCATCGCGACTACTTTAGGGATCACCTTTTTCATTTCATTTTGTCCTGAAAACATCCCTATCCAGTCGCCAGTTTTAATATAATGTTCTATGTATCTAATATATGCTTTTTTGTCGTCTGCTTGATTGAGAGCTTGTTGCTTGTCCTTTGGAGACATTTCCTTGTTCCGTGCCCGAGCAGTAAGCATTGAAACCAATTCCTTATTATGTTTGATCCACACCTTAACATTTTTTAGAGAATATGGTTCCTCATCATCAAGACCTAAAACGTGCTTATGAACATTTTTATATTCTGGGGATTTCTTCTTCGCCCTCATTTTTTCAAGACGGATTCTTTGAGCCTCTTTTTGTGCTGTAGTAAGTATCTTTGTCTTTCTAATTGGTTTAATTTTCTTTCGTATTTTTTTCATTTATTCCTTTCCTGCATCATCTACTATTTTATCTAATACATCACCCATAGTAATTTCTTCGGTTAAAAAACTATTTTTTTGCTGAACCATTGTTTCAAAAACTTTCCATAATTTTTTCATTCTGGTTTCGTGTAATTCACTTAATCCAATCAAAACATTTGCAATTTGATCTTCTGTCATAAACACCGTGTCCTCCATAATTCTTTCTGTTATAGCATTCAAATCATCTTTCGTTTGCCATACATTCTGAATCTCTTCTTCTAAATTAAATCTATCATATTGCTGTGACATTATTATTTTCCTATTTGTAAGTGATTGAATAAAATGTATTTGAAATTCCAGCTAAGTCAACTACCACCCCCTTAGAATTGTAAATAGTTCCAGATTCTCCTACTGCTATCCACAATTCATTTCCATAAGTAACTCCATAAAGATAACTAGATGTTTGTGAGGTGGTTGTATTCCACGATTCACCACCATCTAGTGAAATAAGAATGTTTCCTTCTGAGCCTACTATTGTAAAAAGATCATTTTTATAAACTACAAACTCTAATTGAATATCTTCCCATGTACCATTAGATACATTATCCCATGTGACTGTATCTGTTGATGTTCTAATAGTTTCATTCCAACCCACTACGACAAATGTACCATCACCATAAGATACTCCAGTAAGAAGATTCTCCGTTGAAGAATCTCTTGAAGTCCATGTGATTGTATCGGATGAAGTGAGAATAATTCCTGACAATCCTACTGCTACAAAGGTTTCGTTTCCATAAGTAACTTCCATAAGATTTGTTTCTATTTTAGAATTTACTTTAGTCCACGTTGTACCATCTGAAGATTTTAAAATAATTCCATCTTGACCTACTACTATAAAGTTTTCACTTCCATAAACTATACCATATAAATGTTTTGTCGTATTAGAAATTCTTGAATACCACGTAACACCATCAGAAGAAGTTTGAATCGTTCCATTTAATCCTACTGCAACATACGTGTTATTGTTATGGGAAACTGCTAGAAGATCTTTTGTCGTATTGGAAATACGCGGGAACCAAGATGTACCATCATCAGAAGTAAGAATAGTTCCAGATTCTCCAACAGAAACAAATGCTACATCGGATTGATATTCCAAATTTTGTACTGATACTGTTGCCGTTGAGTTGTCTTCATCACACTCAATATTAACTGTGGCTTTTCCTCCAGTATCATAGGATTCTCCACATCTTTCTTCTATCTCGCCACACCCTATAAGGGCGAGACTTAAATACATAACAAAAATCTTTTTCATTTTTTCTCTCGTATATTATATTAGCTTGGATATTGTAATCCCTTTTCTTCCATCTGAAAATTTAGTTCATTTCTAACAAGTTGTAATACATCATCTCTGTCTTGTTCATATTTGATCTTGTTTTGGATAAACTGGTCTATGTGCCAAACAGCAAGTGCCCAATCCATTCCCTTTGAGGCCGCATCGAACTCTTCTTTGTCTGTTGGTAAATTAAATTCTAGTATTGCTTTCATATCATTTTTCTTTATTGTAAAAAAAGCCATGCTCGTGTCCTTGTACTTCGATACCAAGAATCTTAGGTCTGCGAACTTCTCACGAATCGTCATCACCATTCTTGTGTATGCAATTGAATTTCATCTCTTAAATGA